CAATGAAGCCACCACTGGGATAACCAGTAATGCCGACTTCGTCCTCATCAACCTGAGGATCATCCAGTGCGTACTCCTCATATCTGCCAAAGGGAATCGGTACTCGCGATGCCAATTCAGCCAATTGAGGCGCACTGTCAAAACCAGTTGAGCTATTAAATCGCGCTCGACCTTGCTGATTACCTAACTGTTTGGTCTTGATCTCTTCTTGTTCACCTGGCTTTGGCGGTTTAGGTGCCAACAAAATGCCAACACCAGTCAGCACCAAACCAATCGCGATCTGAATTAAAAAGGGTTCAAGGCCAGTGTTCTGAACATCAGGAATGTGGTCATAAGCTGCACCACGTTCACGGACGGCACGATCAATTTCCTTTTTTAGTTCGCAATACTCCTCGACCGAAACGCCGAGAGCTTCGACAAGTTGCCGTTCGTAGGGGAGTAAAGGCTGCTTATGAGTTTGAGCTGGCACCAATGCACCGTGTTTCGCTGCTTGCAAATATGTAAAAGGCCGCCTTGCCATACAACCGAAAACCCTATGGGTGCTGCTTGCAGCAATACATCACCATCGTAACTGGGTTGATCAATACGCCTTCCCCATCGAATTAAATCGCGCGCCCATCTGCGACTTGGCATCTCATACCAAGCTCGATTCAGTGGTGGGGCGTCAATCCCCATTCTGTCTAGTGCGGTTAAAACGAGCCAAATGCAATCGGTTTTGCCATAGACATACGGCATGCCGATTAAATCAACGCAGTCTGACATTTGCGCTAAACGGCAAATTGCCTACCAACTTTTGATGCAGTGTCCGAGTTGGTATGTCTGGTGTTGCCGCATCAAGCAGGCTTGAAAGCTGCATGTTTAAGGTCGTGTCCCCCCAGCCGCCACCAGTGCATTGCCCGGTATAAGTCACCAAGACAGTCGGCGCTGTGATCATTTTGTCATCAGGTACTTGGCGCTGATTAATGATGCAGACATCGACCTCGGCTACATAAGGCGTGATCACACCAGTCGCCTCTGCCTCAGACCTCAAAGGCTTGCCTCTTAGTGCTTCTGATAAGTAACCCCGTGCAATGCCAGCCTGATCATTGGGAAAGATGAGTGTTGCAGGCTCTAAGCCGCCATCCTGACTTGTTGCCAAGCCGCTAAAGCCAAACGGCAAAAAGCTGTAATCCACATCACCATCATTGTCTTGATCGCCGTTATCCCAAGTGACGGTGGACGCGATATAGAAATTTTGAAAACTCCAGATCAAGTTGTTCGCGGTGTTGTAAAACCGCAAAAAATTGCCGATATTTAATTCATAGGACCACGATGATGTCACAGGCCAACCTTCCTCCGAGTACCAGGATTATTTCTAAGCCTTGCCAGAGTACGCGCTTCGCCAGCCTTGCTGGATTGAGCAATGATGGATGGCAGTTGATCCTTGCGAATAAACTCCTCGCCACCAAACTGCATCACTCCACCTGAAATCGAGACACTCAGTGGTTGATCCATCACAGCCACACCACCTGAATCTCCAGATCCTCCACTTTCAAGCACGGCATCACCGCGAGAGCCTGAACGATATTTATTCATGGCATTGTCCATCTTGGAAGCGGGAATCACATACTCCGATTCGCCGCCTTCACCAATCAGGGCAGGCGTTGGGCCGGTGACATATCCACCTTCGGCAAATCCAGGAATGCCCCACTGCTTACCAATGCCACTGATCCCAGCGCGAAGGAACATGCGCCCTACATCTTTTAGAAGTGTGCTTGCAATCTCTTGCAAAGCTTCGCCTAAGTCTTTTGTTTTGTTGATGGCAACGTCCAAGGTCGTAACTAAAGCGTCTTCAAGCGCAGTGCCTACACGCTGTGCAACTTGTCCGTAAAACTCTTTCAGTTTTTGCACTTGTTCTAATTCTTTTTCTCGCTCGGTACGCATATTCACAAGATCTTTGACTCGATCTTCGTCAATCCCCGCTATGTCTTTGACCGTATTTTTAATCTCTTGAGCGATTCTCTCTTCGTCGCCTCTGCCTGCTAGTTGAGCATCTAGCAGTTTTATTTCATCTTCCAAGGTTTTATAAATGTCGTCACGCGCCTTCGCCTCATCCTGCAAGCGTTGAGCCGTTTGATTCCCCAAACCATCTAATTCCTGTTGCAGTCTGGCCCTTCTAATATCTATCTCAAGCAGCTTTTCGTCATTAGGCACTTCTGAGGCCTTGATGTCTGCAATGTCTTTATTGGCCTGCAGCACTAACTTTTTCTTTTCTAGCGTTTCAATTAATGCGGAATTTTCAGTCAGTTGTGCATCAAGCTGTTGCTTGTTAAGTGACGTCAGTGCAAGTTCAAGCTCTTTTTCGCGCTGTAGTTCAGGAACTTTGCTTTTTCTAGGAGTTGGTGCGCTACCCGTTGGCTTATCTTTGTCTTCGTCTTTGGCAGCTTTTAAGATTGCATTGACTTTATCCATACTGAAATTTTCAATCATCACATCTTTAGCGTTCACGAAATTTTCATATTCAATTTTTACTTTCACCTTGTATTCCTGCGCAATCAATTTTTTAAGCTCTTCGCGCAATCGGATAATTTCTTTCTTTTGAGCAATAATTGATTCTTCGTGGTCATAGCCACTTGTAATCATTTCGTCTAGACGCTTCTCTGCTTGGCGAAGTGCAGTCTTAGTGGCATCGATTTGCTCTTTGTACTCTCCCAGATCTTCCGATTCGCCCTCAAGCAGCTTTTTGAGCTTCGCTTGTTTGGTTGTATAGTCCGCAATCGCAATGCCTGCAGTCACTAGCCCAGCAGCTAAAAGTCCCCACGGGCCAAGTGCAAATTTGGCAGCAATTCCAATTCCTTTAATCGCAAGAGCAATCTTGCCCAAGCCAGCAGCCGCCGCACCTAGTTTTGCCACAGCCAAGGCTGCAAATAATTTACCTAAGGCAGGACCGGCAATTAGTGCTGCTGTTCCAAGTAATCCAACCGCTACCGCTGTAGTTTTAATGGGACCAGGAAGATCACCAAAGAATTTCAGCAATTCAGCCGCCGAACGTAGCAAGGGAGTAAGTACAGGCAGCAGCTCTTGACCAATTACCACGCTAAATTCTTGCAATGCCTTATTGAATTCTTTTTGCGCTCCAAAGGCACCCTTGTAAGTATTTTCTAATTCCTTCCCGCCTTCAGTCCGAATGTTCTTCAAGGCTTGGATCAAAATATCAGCACTAATCTCTCCATCACTTGCCAATTTTTTTAATTTGCCCCTTGGGACATCCATTACCTTTGCGACCTCATCCAGCAACTGAGGAGTCGCTGAAACCAAGGAATTAAATTCCTGCGTAAACAACTTGCCTTCGCCTAAAGCTTGGAACAGTTGAAGTGATGCTCCGGCTGCCTCTTGCGCTGAAACCTTATTAACAGCCAAAAGCGTATTAAAGCCTTCGTACACATTCACCAAATCATTGAGATCTGCCGAAGTACCGCCAAGACGACTGCCGAGATTTACAAGGTCTCCTAATGCCTCGGTTTGACTGACGCGAAATTTTTCAGCCGCTTGAGTTGCCTTGTCTTGAATCCCAATAAATTTTCCATAGCGACGCGTCAAGTTTTCAACTCGTGCTTCTACCGATTCCAGCTGAGCCGCATCACCAAAGGCTTTGCCGATACCAGCACCCACTCCTAAGCCAAGTAATGCAGTGCGAATACCTCCAAGCTTTTTCTGAAACTTGCTAGCTCCTTTGATCCCAAGCTCAAAGCCTTTCTTGATTCTTTGACCAGCCTGGAACCCGATGCGACCAGCTTTTTTCAAGGCCGTTGACAGTTTCCCTTTTATTGACCGTTCAAGCTTTGAGCCGGCAATCGTGGTTCTTTTAAGCGCCCTTTCAAGTCGCTGTTGACCATCGGTGACAATCTTGACCTTAAGGACTGATTCTTGAGCGATCGGATCAAGCCCCCAAGGTCTCTATTCAGCCAAGTCTAATCACCTGCGCCTTAACGCTTTTCTCTGAGCTTTGTCTTGCTCTTCTGCCTGCAAATTAAAATAGGTGACCCAAAGCCAGACCTCCTCAGTCGTCATCTCTCTGCGAAGTTGGCCAAGGGTCATGCCCAATTCTTTTGCGATGTGCAGTTCAGCCAACACTCCGCTTTCCTTTGCCAGTTGCCTCGTCAGCACTTTTCATGTCTAGCTCTTGCTGCTCCTCTTCCTCCTCCGTGACTAGAAGAGCCAAAAGGAGCTTTTCAACTTCTGTACGCTCAATCGAATTCCTAAGGGTTGGCGCATCGGCTGGGGTGAACAAAGGCTGATCATTGTCGTCCTTTGCTTTCTTGATCAGCAACTGAATTCCGGTGTCGGTCACGTCATCAGTGCGTGATTGCTTTTCTGCGGCACGTTGCTCAGCGATAGTCAACGGAGTCATCCAAAACGAAAACTCCTCTCCTTTGATCAAAACGTGCTTTTGAATTTTGCGAGTATTACCTGCAACCTTAAGAAGCCTGTCAATTGCACGACCGGGCATTGTAAATCCGAAATGGTAATAGCAAAACAATAGCAATAAAAAGCCCCACCAAGCAGGCGGGGCACATAAACACCAAACCCAATCAGACGATTGCTGTGCTCAAAATGTGAGTTGGGTTCTGGATAGTGAAACCAAGCTCAGCGGTGGTCGGGTCATCAGGATTGGCACTCATGCTCATTGAGTTGATCTTCACGTCTGACTCGATGTAGAGAGACGCTGAATCATCAAGAGTACCGTTGGCGTAAACGGCATTCACATACAGCTTGACCTGTGCGCCTTCCTGAGACTTCAGCAACACATTGCTGATCAGGCG